CCATTAGAAACGGTTGATGTAAGTTTGCCAGTAAGGGTGTAATAGGAACTACCGCCACCGCCGCCGCCACCACCGCCGCCATAAACAGAACCATTGTTTGTAAATATACAAGCAAACTGCGCCCTAAAGGCATTGCCCCCATCACCGCCATCCGTGCCAGCAGTAACGCTTACATTTAAATCCGCATCCCCACCATCGCCACCACTACCACCACAACCCTTCACAGTTCCGTTGTTGACAACAGTAATAGTATCGCCAGTTGCCCAAGAAGAACCCGTTTCTAAAGCATAGGTTCCTGTGGAAGTAGAACCAACAGCAACACCAGAGTTAATTGTAAGAGTTACATCTGTATTTCCAGCATCATATGTGACGCCTCTATTAGATTGTATATTATAATTATTAGTGTTAGCACTAATGGTAAGATTAATTGCAACCCTTCCTCCTGCTTCAAATTTATGTGACGAGGCTATGATACCAAGCGTTGACATTTTAAGACTCCGCTAAGTCACCAACCAATAACCAAGTATCAGTTGCAAGTTTAATACACGTACTAGCTGAATGTTGGTCACGAAGTTTAAGAGTTGGTGTTGCCCCTATGCTTACGCCAGCCCCACCAACAAACGTAACCTGTCCTGCTCCAATTTGCGCAAAGTCAATTTTAGTTCCTACGTTGTAAGCAACAGAAGAGTTGGGTGGTATTGTCACAGTAATAGCAGAGCCGTTGTTTAATGTAACAAGGCGTGAAGCATCACCAATACTGGTAGTATATGTCGTTCCTGTTTGTGTATTAATGGGGGTTGGCGCCACAACAGCACTTGCTGTAATTGTGCCTGTTACCGTCCCGCCTGCTAATGGCAAATGATTAGAAATACTAGTAGCCATTGTAGCCGACAGCGTAGCAATTGCTGTGTTGCTGTTATTAATACTAGTAGCCATTGTAGCCGATACTGCATTAATATTACTTTGTAGTGTAGCAGAGGTTCCTGCGCTTGCATAAGCTATAGCATTGATAGAAGTAATAGCATCCTTGTTTGTCTTGGTTAAAACAGATACAGAATTAATACGAGTATTTACAGATGTAATAGCTGCAGTTCTGTTATTAATACTAGTAGCCATTGTAGCCGACAAGGTAGCAATCTTAGTCTGTAGTGTAGCAGATGTTCCTGCACTTGCATATGCACTGCCATCACCAAGAATACCATTAATAGAAGTTATAGCTGCAGCATTAGTAGTAATGTTTGTATTACTGTTGTTAATACTTGTAGCCATGGTAGCGCTTAAAGCAGCAATAGCGGAGTTACTATTGGCAATAGATGTTGCCATCGTAGCAGATACTGCTGCAAGTTCTGCATCTGTAGGAACACCCGAAGTAGAAATAACTCGGCTGGCATTAATATTAATACCTGTACCTGCTGTATAACTAATTGAAGAACTAAATTGTACAAAAGTAATTTCAGTAGTGCCAAATGTAATTACTCCAGGAGTGTTGCAGATATATGATTCACCTGCACCTGTATTGCCTTCTTCTACAAAGAAATAAGAACCTTCGTCTAATGAATTAGCATCAGAATCTCCAGATGTATTAGTATCAGAAGAACGAGTCAGTACCCAATTAGTAGACGCAGAGCCTACATTAGTAACCACATAAACACCATTTTGTGTCGCATCAGCTTGTTCATAAATAAGAACACGGTCATCGACAACCATTGTAATGCCATCAATAACAAGTGCTGCTTGTGCGCCTGCATTAGTAAGCGTAGCGCCTACACCTGCGGTTCCATTATCATACGTAACTGTTAAAGCTCCTGGGTTTTCAACACGAACAGATTCGTGGAAGTGAATACCAGAAGCAGTAAGATTATCTACATACTGTTTAGTAGCAGCTTGTAAATCTAAAGTTGGGTCTGCATTAAGGGTCAATGAACCTGTAAGTGTACCGCCTGTTAATGGTAAATGATTAGCAATGCTTGTTGCCAGAGTTGCGCTTAGTGCCGTAATAGCAGAGTTACTGTTGGCAATGCTTGTTGCCATAGTTGAGCTTACAGCAGCAATACGAGTCTCAAGGCTTGCGGATGTTCCTGCACTTGCCGCAGCTACCGCAATTGAATTGACAGAAGCAATGGCATCTAAATTTGTTTTTGTAAGAACAGATACTGCAGCAATGTTTGCATTACTGTTAGCAATACTTGTGGCCATAGTAGAACTTACCGCAGCAATTCTAGTTTCAAGGGTTGCCGATGTTCCTGCGCTGGCATAAGTAAGAGCTTGCAATACGGCGATTGCAGAACTATTTGCCGCAATTGAAACATTAGCTATTGACAAGGTAGCTGAAACTGTGTTAATATGACTTTCTAAAGTCGCAGAGGTAGAAGCAATACTAGCAGCCATTGTAGATGACACACCTGCAATACGAGACTCAAAAGTAGCTGATAGATTAGTAATGGCTGTATTGCTATTATTAATACTAGTAGCCATTGTGCTGCTTACAGTTGCAATCCTAGTTTCTAATGTAGCTGATGTGGCTGCACTAGCAAAAGCACCACCTGCAATAAAAGAATTAATAGAAGTAATAGCAGCCGAATTAACTGCAATAGCAGAGGCATTGGCAGTAATAGAAGTAGATAGAGTATTAATCTGTGTAGCGTTGATTTGTGTTTGGGTATTAGTAGCTGACAACCCCACTGATACAATATCAATTTGTTGTTGTAAAGCTGCAGAAGTATTAGCAATAGTTGCTCTAATTTCTGCAGCAAAAATAGCCTGTGCAGAAACAGCAATTGCAGATGTAATAACTCTGTCTCCGTCTACTGTAATATTAGTTCCGTTAATATTGGTAGCACTTATTGTGCCTGCACTAATAGTAGCAGCATATAAGCCACCTGTACGTAGGCTGCTTACACTTACATCTTGAAACGTAAGATTATTTGCTATTAATGTATCTGTTGTAATATTAGTTGCACTTACCGTTGTGGCTCTTATAGCGCTAGTATGAATATTCTGTGGTTGAAAAGCGCCATTAATAGTTAAGTTACCATTAACACTTACATTGCCTGTAAAGGCTGCAGATGTTTCAGAAAGCTTTAGTGAAGAATTAGTGCCTTTACCATCTTGAACACGTCTAAGTGTATTATCTATGCCATTATTAGTAGCACTAGAATTAATTGAAAGAATATCCTTATATGTGTTGGCAATTAACTTACCAGTAAAATCAGTCATTATACATTATTCCAACTTATGTTTACCAACTCCCACTGGTATATTGTGGTATATCTCTCTGTTGCTTTGTCCCAAGTAATCCCTCTATCAATATTAGGGTCTGGTCTAGCATTCATTACATACTGGCTTCTATCTCTAAGGTCAGGCACTTTGTTTTGTGCATGGTTAACCCTGTCATAGCTTCCGTCCCAATCATTAGGACAAACCCAGAGGTTAAAGCTATTCTTGCGTAGTCTACTCCGTGGATAAGCAAACCCACAAATATCACACTCAGCTTTTACATTCTTTCCTTTAGCCATCTATTACGGTCCTGGGTACGGTGGAAGCCAAGAGGACACAGGAACTGCTGATACTAACGATGGTACTTGTGGTCTGGGGTCTTTAACAAACCAGTCTTCTGTTACTCTTGCAATTCTATTCTGTGGGTGATTCTTCTGGTCAAACTTACCCTCGTAGTCAGCTGTGCATACCATCATGCCATAGCTATTTTTCTTAAGTGATTTTAGTTCGTACCTAAAACCGCAGATGTCGCATAGACCTAATGCTTTTGTTGCACCCATGTCACTACCTCAGACGAGGCAAGATATACATGCTGGCACGTTCCTTATCCTCTTCCTGCGCTCTAAGTAATCTTTCTTCATACTCACCTTTAATCATTTGAATGCGACCTGCATCTACACCAGGACGTTTCATAGACATAAAGTAAGCAGTCCCTGCAGTCAAGCAAGGATAAAACCTGCGTGAGATGTCAGCAGTCTGTGAAGACTTAGACACATCTTGGAAATACTTTACAGTCTCAAACTTAATTGCATCTGTGCTATTCTCTGGGATAGGCCACAGATACACTCTTGATTGGTCACGCTCTCTACGTACAGCAAACTGAGTAGGACGACCTGTCTGACCTTTGCGTGGAACCTTAAGATATTCTTCCATGCTGATGCGTTCTAGCTGAAGGTCGATGTCATCTCGATTTACTACAG